GTCTTTGTGTTCTTTTTTATCTTTCACTGGAGCAAAAATATTAGACGCAGAAGGAGACGCTATTCCACAAAAATTTATATTATCTCCTAACTGTTCAGCAAGTGTATCTCTACCAAACTCAGAATAACAACAGACTGAATCTGCATTTTTATAGGTTTCTAGCCATTGGTCCATTTGTGGTTTACTATCAACCGCTGGCATTATTGCCCAGTGAAAAAATTTTCTAAATGGAGATGTTTCTTCAAAAGAATACATCCATTGGTCTCTAATATCGATAACAATATCTGGAAGGAAATCTAGACAGACAGCTTCAAACTTCCATTCTCCCCATTGGTTTGATACTCTTTCTTTGTATTTTATCTCTTCATCAGCGTTGTTCGGAAGATTAGGGTAAAATTTCCAAGGGACACAATTTGTTCTTTTGTCAGAAGCTATTCCAAAACATCCTAACTCGGCTATCTCATACTTTCCTGTATTAAAAAGCCTAGTAAGTATCTCTCTTCCATATACTGCATATCCAGTAGAAAGAAAAGTAGATTCTCCTACCCATAGAACACGAACTTTTCTATCTTTTGTCTTAGTCTTCATATTATTCTTCTTGTATTGTCACCATTTTTGTCAACATGGCTTTTTTAACACATAGATATCCGTCTAAGACGTTCTCTGTCTTTGCCATTTTTTCTGCATTGTCTGTGAAACCACCCTTATTACTATTCAATATGTTTCTAAGAATTTCTCTCTTTGCTATATCTTCAACAGTAATATCTCTGTTTTCAACACTGACTCCTTTAACGAAATCAATCAAGGAACAGCTATATCCAATAACAGTACATAACCAAGATAGGTTATATATTACAAGAATAGACTGTGCATACACAGGACATTCATAGAAATATTTATCTTTATCGTTTATGTCTGGATTCTTATTTGTGCATTCTTTTAGAATAACGCCTTTCTGATTTAACTCTATATATAAATAATTAAATGGTAATATAGGGTTTATTATCCTTTTGGGAAAATCAATAATATATCCATCTATATATGTTCGCATCCTAACCCTATAATCATTTATCTCTAAAATTTTTATAATTTTATCTTTTATTTTTATCATATCTTATATTTGTGCGACCTTTTGTACAACAATAGATTTTTTATTTTTTTCGCATCGTAATAATACTGTATTCCCCTCTTTTAAAAATTCAGAATATGACTTATAAATATCTGGGAATACGACAAGATTAGTTAATGAGCCAGAGTTGTCTGAAGCCTCAATGAAAGCCATTAATTTTCCAGGCTCTTTTCCTTTTTTTGTTTTTATCTCTTTTACCACGTTTATCTCTACTGCAATTACAATATATGAGTCGCATTTATTATTTGCTACCTCAAAACAAGAAGCATTTGCCATAATCGCATCTTCACATGAATCTACTTTACTGCACGAAACTGAAATTCCGAGATACTCAGTTTCGACACAAGATATAAAATCTGCTGTGTCATTTAATGAATGAGGAGGATTCTTTAAGGAAAAACAAAGACTTTCAACCATCTCAACGCGATTGCGATTACTACATCCTCCTCCTTCTTTTTTAGGCTTTGCACAAAACTTTAATAGCTCATATAGGATGTTAGAATCTTTCCTATATTCTATTATATATGATTTTTCTTTTAAAGTCAAGCTATTCCATATATTTAGCTCATACAACATAGAGCTTCTAGACTTATTTAAATAATCAAGAGAGCCGCACGATATTATTGCTTTGTTTGCAGTTGTAGATATGCTATCTGAAAAGCACACAAGATAATCTATCCAATCCCAGTCCTCTATAGATTTCCCTATGTTTTTTGATATTTCTGCTATATTCTTTTGAATCTTATTAAGAGAGGAGCCCCCTATTTGTTTTACATCTCCAAGTCCAAAAAATACAAAATTATTGTGAATATATGGCTTATCTCTATTGTCTTTAAATCTTGGAGGAAATATAGATACTCCAAATAACTTAGCGTCATTAACTATTTCTGCAACTTCCCTATGTGTCTCCTGTTTCCATCTAGCTCCATACAAATAAGAACAGTAAAACTGAAGTGGAAAGTGTGCTTTTAAATATGCGGTCCAGTATGAAGTTTTCCCATAGCTTATTCCGTGAGACTTGTTGAACGAATACCTTTGGCTTTGTTTAATCCAATCAAAAATTTCAATAGCCTGTTTCTCGCTTACTTTCCCTACTTTGATACATCCATCAACGAAGGTTTTTTCTAGTTCCTTCATCATGTCTGCTTTTTTCTTGCCAATGCTTTTTCTTAGCATTTCAGCTTGCTGCATATTAAATCCAGCAATCTCAGCGGCAATTTTTGTGCTTTGCTCTTGATAACAAAGTACTCCATATGTACTTTCTAATGAAGACTTAAGATTTTCATTAAGGTATTCTACTTGTTCTAATCCATTCTTTCTATCAGAATATCTTTGTGTCATACTTTTTGGTGGTTCCCCAGACATAGCCCGTAGGCAGCCAGGTCTAATGTTTGAGACAACGCCAGATAGATGTTCTAGATTGCTAGGACGTATGTTTGCAGACCAGTCTTTTCCAAGATGGCTTTCTAGCTGAAATACCCCTTTAGTTCTACCAGTTGCAAGTAAATCCCATGTCTTTTTGCAGTTTTCGTTTATGTTATATATGTCTAGGTTTATTCCAGAAGGCATAACAAATCGTTCATCTTCAACTATTATGTCCTCTTCCCCGTCAATTTGGAATTGACACCCACAACTAAAAATCAATTTCCCCATTGTGTATTTTTAATCCTTTCAAACATTTCATTTGGAGATAGTGCTGTTTCCCCCTTATATAGCTTAACCCATTGTAATCCGCATAATATGTATTCGGAGCAAAAATACTTTGAATAGTCTTGTTTTATCCACTTGAATAAGCATCCAAAGACTCCTCTATAGTCATAAGACATATTTATACCACGAACACAGCATCTATGCAAGACTTTTTCTTGATATGGAGAACACGTAATTTCAACAGGCGTATATTTCTTTTTTTCTTTTTCTGGAATATCTCCTATCATTCCATAGGTTCCACTAAAAGGAGAAGCCGTATATCTATCGTTATATGATGGAAAATAAATTTCTACATGACTATATTTGCCAAGTGAAAACAGACATATTGTTTTATTTATTAATCCTCCATATCTAAGTCCATTATAAAAATATAGCCTAGGCATTTATTCGCTTTCGAGGTCTCCAAAAAAATTAGACTTTCCAGTTATCAGGTCAAATTGTTCATCTTGACTTGGCAACGTAGACATATCAATTCCCTGTTTCTCTAGCAATTGTTCAAGATTGGATTTTTGTTTTTCTTTTTTAATAAAAGAGGAAAGAATACGAACTATATCTTCGTTAGTCAAATTTTTGTCAATAAGAATGTCTATGGCCTTCTTATAATACATCTTTGCAGGAAATTTATCTACAGAATTCCACAGTTTGGAAATGTCTAGTAATCTTTTAATTTTTCTGAATAGCGATTTATCTTCTGTCTCAGTATAACCACACTTAATATATTTATAAAGCTCTACCTTGGTTATATCAAAATAAACACACAGTTCTGATGGGTTAATTCCTAAAGAAGCTTTTATTATTGCAATATCTTTTGATATATCTACAACTGCAATCCCAGTATAAACAAATATATCTAGAGAATCCTGAGAAATTACAAAATCACTTCCAATATTAATTATTCTCTTTCTAAGCTTATTCTTAATTTCTTCGTTTTCTATAGAGTTGACTAATTCCATAATTGCTTCGTATGGCTCTATATCTTTAGAGAGAATAACCTCTAGTTCTTTTCCACAGGTATCTTGTATTTTATCATCGCAAATTAATCCCCAAAGGAAACAAATCTTTGCCAATCTTTTTAAAACAATTTCTTCTGCAATACTTCTATCGTCCATTTTTATACCTTACTTTTTAAGTGTGTCCTTAAAATTTAATTTTCTTTTTCCAGTAGTCGTATTTATTCCAGTCAGATATTTTGACAGCTTAATAAGACGAATAGCAATCTCTGCTGTTTTAGTAGCATCCCATAATGCACCGTGGGAATCTTTTTCAATTTCTTCTTTTGAAACTCCCATATATTCTAGGATTGTTGTCAACTTAAGGTTTTTCATCTCCTCGTTTTCTCTCATCCAAAACCACATATGTTTTGAAACATCAATAGAGTATATGGGATTAAAAAGCTTTTGACTACTCCAAGTCTTATCCCAATATTTTTCTCCAAATCTTTCGCAATATCTATTAAGAATTGGCATGTCGTAATTATCACCATTAAAATGGACTGCTGTTGGAGCACCAAACGAATTTTTATTTTTATTTATGTTGTATTTTTCTATCCAATCAGCCCAAGATTTAAATACAACTTCAATACATGGGGCCTCTCTAAGCTTTTCTATAGATAAGCCATTTACTCTTAGTGCCTCTTCCTCAACCGTATCAAAATTTTCAGGACGAACAAGAGAGCTAAAACTATCCTGAATAGTCATTGAGTTTCTATTTATCAGACACGAGCCAATCTCTAATATCTGACATGTATTTTTATCCTTTGCGGATGTTTCAAAATCGAACGAAATGAAATGCCTATAGTCCATGAGTGTTCCTTTAAAGCTCTCCAAATTTTAATAAATTTACAATTCCGTGAATTTTATCAAGACATGCAAGCCCGAGAAAGTCAAACTTTACGTGTCCCATTTTTTCTAAATCTCCCATTTCCATTCCAGCAATATATTCTCCAGATGATTTATCTAAAATCATTGGACAGACCTCTTTTAAATTATCCTGTGATATAATTACTCCAGCGGCATGTTTAGACTGGCTTTTTTTAGTCCCCTCAATTCTAATTGCCTGTTTGAATATTTCTGCTAATGTCCCTTTGATTTCACCAGTTTCTTTATCTATATAAGCCCATTTTTTAAGCTTATCTGAATTATTCTCTAGTGCCCACTGTATAATACTGGCTTCTCCATCTACGCTAGCCTCTTTCATAAGTTGAAGTTGGTCAGATATTTCTGCTTCGTCAGGAATATATTCTGTTATATCATTCATTTCTTCAAAAGAAATATCACTACAAACACGCATGACCTCCTTTAACGCCCCTCTTCCTTGAAGACGTGAGAAAGTTATCATCTGAGAGACTTTTTCTTTTCCATATTTATTTCTCACATAGTCTATTATTCTAGCCCTTCCATGTATTTCAAAGTCCATATCAATATCTGGAAGGGATACTAAGCCAGGGTCAATCTTACTAGGATTTTTTTTGTCAACTTGGTCTACCTTATCAAAGACCCACATAACATAACTATTATTAGGATTTGTTCTATCTATATCTATGTCTCTTATTATTTTTTGATAATATTCAAGTGTCTTGGTATTTGCACAGACTATAGAAAGCTCGTTTTTGAATGACTTGAGTCTCTTAACTTCGCTATATCTGTCGTTATTAAAATTATCGGATATTCTTGAAATATCAATTGGATTTTCTGCTTTTGACATTTACGCTCCAATAAACTTTAAAAAGGGTATTTCGTCAAATGAAACATGAGCCGGTATATTTCTCGCGTTATTATAAAATCTTTCAAAGAGAAGGTCGTATTGAATCGGGTCAGCATGTGTTATTCCCAATAGGTATAATATTAGGGAGCCAGCAGCAGAACCTCTTCCTGCTCCTGTAAGTTGACCATCATTTCTAGCCCAGTCTATAATATCACGAACAATTAAAGAATAATCAAAAAGACCAGCGTGTTCAAGAACTTCCATTTCCTTATGTATTCTATCTACATACTCCTTCTGTTTATGCGAAGAAGATGCAATCACTTGGTTTATTTTTGGAGACAAACGTACCCATCCTTCTCGAAGAAGCTTCATCATATAATCATAAGATGATAGCCCATCTGGACATTCAAACTTTGGAAGTCTTGGAGGAGATGACAAACTATATTCTTCACACATATCTCCTATAAGTAGTGTATTCTCTAATTCCTCTTCTGTATTTCCAAATCCTATCATATCTGCGTAACTAGGAATATAATAATTACTTGATGTAAAGAATGAAGATAGTCCAAACTTTTCTTTATTCTCTATTTTTTTTCTTACATCTTTCATTGTCATTTTTAAAGAACTGCAAAGAAGGACTCGTTGGTCTTTTGCATCTTCTTTTCTAGCATAGTGTGAGTCTGGCGTAGCTATGGTTTTTGTCTTTGTTTTTTTTGCAATATATCTAAGTCCAGCCGCTAAAATATTGCTCGCATAATTATTTCTAGAATCTATTAGCTGTATTTCTATAAAAAAGTTTCCCTTTCCAAAGATATCATTAAAAGTATTAACTTGTTCTGTTGTTCTTTGAATCCAATCGGAATTTGTTGCTGCCTTTGCCTCTTCCGTGCTTTTGCTATTAATTGCCTGTTGTATGTCTTTAAAAATACAATGGGAAAGATGTGAACCAAAATGACCACTAAAAGCCACTATATTTCCGTCAATGTGCTTTTTAAGTTGATTTAAGCTAAGTCTTGGTTTGAAATAAAAGTTCTCAGAACTATTAGAATCGCTAGTTATATTTACAAGACTATTCCATCCAGCCTTATTTTTTGATAAAACAACGAGATGAGAAAGGTTTTTATTATCTTCTTTTATTTCTCCATCTTTCTCGCATATATACATCTCGCATCCAATAATTGGCTTAAGATTTTTCTTTGTCATCGCAGAGATAAAAGACATTGCACATGATATAGTACCATGGTCAGTTACAGAACACCCAGGAACGCCAATTTCTTCACACCGAGAAGCCATCTGATATGGGCGACATAAGCCATCTAACAGTGAATGGTCACTGTGGCAGTGTAGTGGAAAATATACTTGTGTCATCTACTGCCTTTCTAGCTCTTTGTAAAAGTTCGTTATCAAATTCTACGCTCCATCTATCTTGTCCTCTTTGAATAGATGGTGCCCTCTTAAGACTAGACAGCATTTCTTTCAATATAAGTTCAGAAGAAAGACATTCTTTTAACTCTTTATCTTCTTCTCTCTCAGTAAGTTCAAGATAGTCAGAGGTTAAATTTGCCAAAGATGATACTTTTAATAAACATTCTAAGAGTATATTTTCGTTTGGTTTTTCTTTTTTTGTTTCTTCCCAATATCCATCTAATGCACTTTTGATTATAGCATATCCATGGAGAAAGTCAATAGATATAAATGACAACTTAATAGCGTCTACAAAATCCTTTTGCATTTGCAAAAATGTCTTCATAATATTATCCTATTAAATAGAGCCAAACTTTTTTTAGGCTTTCCGTAGCGTTTTTCCATAATTCCTTAAGTTCTTCATCAGATATTTTATCACTAGATATATATGAGAAGACACTATCTCCAAGCCCATTATACGCAACATAATCGTATACAGCTTGTTTATTCGCACAGTCTGATATCTCTCCTGGGCATGTTATTCTAGGCATTCCATGAGGCATATCATATACCCAGAGACCAGGACAGGCATCGCTTTCTTCTGCTAGTGGATGTTTTACACGAATAACCCCTTTTCTCTCTGTCTGTTTTAATATCTTTGTCTTTTTTATAAATTTATACCCACAAGAACAGATAAGTGTTCTAGCTCCATGAAAACTTCCACACTCCGGGCATGTTTTTATTCCTCTTCTATTAACTGGTTTTTCTATATCCATCCTAAATTTTCTTCCACACTTTCTAATGTTTCCATTTTAAAATTAGGCTTAGTATCTATGCAGGAATAATATAATGATAACGTAGACCAAAGTGATTCTACGAAGTCTTTCGCTTCATATATGTCGTTCTTTTCAAGTATGCGAACCGTTTTCCAAGGAGAAATTGCTTCTTTATCTAGAATAAATCTAATTTGCAAGAGAAATAATTTTGTATCGTCTATAAGATTTCCAGAATTGCCAGAAATACCAGTCTCTCTATCTTCAACAATTTTATATTCTATACCGTTTGGAAACTTAATTACTGCGTTGCACATATTATTCTCCTGGGTTTTGGTAAAAGCCAATATTAAAACCATCTGCTGTTTCGTTTCTTACAACATAATCTATTCCCTTTTTATTAATCTGCTCATGGATATATTGACAAATAGTTTTATCTGGATTCTTATCACTTGCGGTCTTTCCATAAGAACAAACAGTTTTGCAAAACCATCGTTCGCTTTCCTTAAGGTTTGGCTTTTTGCAATGGCGAATTTCATCAAATCTTTTTTTAAGCATTCTCTTAACTTTATCTATATCTTCTTTTGAGAATGACACGGTAAATGGACCAGCAGTTCTAACATAATGCATGGTTGCCGACCAATCTTGCACGTATGGAAACTTTTCTCTCATTGCAAGATAATATATAAGTAGTTGTGGGTCAATACAGAAATCTTCAAATTTCTTTTCTTTTCCAGTTGCCCAATCTTTACATTCTCCTGTTTTCCAATCTACTATCTCTGCAAAATTAGAGAATATCTCTACTATTAAATCTGTCGTTCCCTTAATTCGCAAATATCCAGAAATTGTTTCTCCGTTTGGTAGTTTATATATGTATTTTGCCCACTCTTCTTTAATTTCTAAGTCAAAGTGGGGTTCTGCCGCTATTATATT